AGCCGGTGACGTACTGGTCGACGGCGAACTGATCGTCGGGCAGCTTGGTAATCTTGGCGAGGATGACATAGGCCAGAGCGTCCGTGTCCGCCGGCGGCTCGGCGTCGAGCGTGTAGATGCGCGGATACGGGTCGTTCTCGGGCGGGCCTCCAGGCGTCTGCTGCGGGAAATCGTTCGTAGTCGGGTCGGGGCCGACGCGCAGGACGACCCAAGTCTCCGTGCCAGAAGCCTGAGCAATCGGAACTTGCGGGATCGTGTCCATGTACACCCATGTCTCCGACACGTCGTCGTAGACGAGCGGCATGAGGTTGTTGATGGTTCCGGGGCAGATGTTGTAAATGCCGTATGGCGCGCCTTCCGTAGGGATGAATACTTTCGTGTCCTTGATCTTGAAGGGGAAACACTCGCCGTCGCCGTCGTCCTGCGCGGCACAACTTCCGGGGATAAGGCCGATGTAGTTGATCGAAGTCCAGTCGGCTGGGCCGACGAACTCCTGATACCAGTCATCGTTCGCAGCCGTGATCGTCTCCAAACTGGTCAGGGTGTCGGCGTTGACGATGTAAGACCAGCGCGGGTCGGAGTCCCTGTTCAAGTTGTAGGGGTCGTTCGCCTCGTTAAGGTCGTCCTGATTGCACAGGGTCGTGCCGATGAAGAGGCAAGGGATGTTCAGGTCGATGGGGCCGACCATGTGCTGGTCGATGGTAAGTGAGACTGCGTCGCTTCCGACCACGGTCGATGCCGTCACGATGCCGATGAGCTTGACCGCATAGCCCCACTTGACCGGGTTGAACCAAGTCGTGTGGCAGTTGCCCCAGTCGCCTTCACCGCCAAGGTCACCCGCATAACCATCCATCTTGTGAATGTTGGTCTTGTTCACATACTCAGACGGGCCGGTCTCAGAGAAGATGGCCGACTCGATGGGGTCTCCGGCCTTGAAGATGGAAACCCAAGGGGCTAGGGCGTTGAGCAGTACGGACTCGGTGTCATCGTTCTCGTCCGTGATATCGAACTTGCTGATCGTGACGTAGTAGGTGCCGGGGGAGGTAATGTTGTAATACCCGTTGTTCTCCATCCAGATGGTTGACGAGTCCGTTCCCTGCGTCGACGTAACGCCTGTACCGAAGGCGGCGGACTTGCTGATCCACCCCTGTCGCTGGTCGCTATGGCCACCGCGCTTCACACGGGGCATATTGCTCTGCGTGAAGGATACGGTCCCCTTGGCCATCTTGAGCTTGTTGACGAAGACGCCTGGGCTGACCTCGACGCTGACGACCTCCAACTGGAACTGCTGGTAAAGGTTGGCAGGCTGTCCGTTGCCATTCTGCTGGTATACCTGCTGCGGCATAGAATAAGCCGTACCTCCTACTCCAACATTAAATACAAAATCATTGCTCGGCATCGTGCGAGTTTTGTCCGCAGCCGTTGCCAAGGCATTGAGAGATGAAGCTAGGATTGGCTGTCCCGGTGCGAAAGCACCGTTACCAGTATCCGTATTAAATCCAGTAAGGGAACGCATCAGTCTGCGATGGCTGGATAGATGTGTGGGTCCCAACCAGCGATTCCAGAAAGCATCAGGTCTGCGGTAACCTTCCAGATGTTTCCATAAAGCTCGATGGATGTATTCGTAATTAAGAAGCCTGGATCAATCTTGTTTGCATAGACAGAAGTATAAGTCGGAGTTCCAGCCCAGCCAGTAGAAGATTTTGCGAACTTCTTAAAATTTTCAGGAAGGTTCACGATGCTTCCATCCGTAACCCATCCAATATAGGAAGCCATGTCCATAGCCTCCTCCTCTACCGTAAGGTACTGCAAAACGCGCAGGGTCATCTGGGGCTTATAGTAGTTTTTGATGCCGGCCCTGATGTTGATGTTTCCTGCGGCGTATTCGGTGGCGTCCTGATTGGGAAGGAATCCGACGAACTGCTGGCCTTGCGTCGCTCCACCGCTGGCCACTTTGGGCGTCCAGAGTGCGCGGTTAGGGTTAGTGGCGATTTCCTTGTCCCATCCAGACGCAGGCGGGAATCCGGCAAGTGCATCTGCTGTTGCCAATGTTCCGCTGGTACAATTGACCACAAGGAAATTAGGGTGATGCTCAATCGGTTCGGAGGACGCACCGCCAGTAGCGGCGACGATAGGATTGGTCCTTGTGCCTCCGTTGATGTTTGGATCGATACCACAGAAGTCGGCGGTCACAGTAAGGACATTGCTTTTGTCCGTAGTCATATTAGCCTTCCAAAGGGTCATATTGGCGTAGGCTGATTCTACCCCGGGAATGAACACCGAAAGTTTATCTCCTTTTTTGAACTTGGTAGGAAAATCGCCGCGCTTGCTGATGTCCCATTTAAACTTACATTGGGCCTGGAGCAGGCCGAACCCGTCGGCCTCGACCTGCCAGCCCGGCTGCGGGACAGGATCGAGAAGGTTGTTGCCGTAAGGAATGACGGTAGTGGAAGACATTATCGTGCGACTTGGTCTATGGTTCGTGAGGGAGTTTCGTCTTTAGGTTTGGTATTCTGCGCGGTTTCTTCAGAAGCCTTGGCAATCCGTTCAAGGGGGGTGAAGGCCACGGCCCCGAAGATGTCGCCGCCGCCCATCTGCTGCATGGTCGACGCCGCGCCGGCTTCAGACATACCGAAGGGGGAGAGTTTCTTCCCCTTTCCACCAGATGCAGACTCGTAGGCGTCCATGAAGTACTTCTTATCCTTATCGCTCATGGTGGCGGTAATGACTTCAAGTTGCATCTTCCTTGCTTCTTTGGAAAGGCTTGGAGAAAGGGTTTTTTCGGCAAGAGCACCGGCAACCGAAGGGGCTACGACGGCGATAGCACGGAGTTTCATCATCTGCCCTAGGTCCGTGATGGTTTGAATATAGAAAGCAATGGCACCGATACCTTCCAGCATCACCACTTTGAAGTTATGCCAGAAGTTATCCCACTCATCGCTCATTCTGGCGAGGGCGTAGGTTGCCGTCTCGGTATTACGCCAAGTGCGCGCACCATACTGGTCGATGGCGTCTGAACCTCGCTTGATGATAGGAAGCAACTGCTCAAAAGACGATCCGAACATCTTGTTTCCGTAGTAGGCCAGAGTCGCCGCATCGGTTCCGGCGTCATGTGCTTTAGCCAAAGCCTTCATGCCAGCGATAGCGTCGAAACTACCATCGGCCACCTGATCCATGCCGACGCCAAGTTTAACAAGTACGTTGTTTACTTCCGAGCCTTTGATTCGGGCTTCGCCCATGCGGCGATTAAACTCATTGATGGACCTTGCGAGCGTATCCAGGCTTACGCCGGATGCTTGTGCTACGCCTTCCAGTTTCTCAAGCTGACCGATGGATACCCCCGTTGCGATTGAAATGTTTCGGAGTTTCGTCGCATAGGCGATGAGTTCCTTGACGTAATCGATGACCTTATCGATGGCGAAACGCCAAGCATCGACGAAAGAACCTACAAGCGCACCGACTGGTCCAGCGATCATGCCTCCGATTCCCGCTGCTGACTGGAACTTATCGGCCTTCTCTTGGAAAGGATTCAAGTCCTTGCCGGCCATCTTTCCGATGGACTTACCGGCGTTGGCAAGACCCTTCTCCAGCTCGGTCTGGTCTAGTCCAATTGTTACTGATAGGTCGGCCATCGGTGTCAGGGTAGGTTGTTCGCCTTTTTGTAGGCTTCAATACGGGCGTCGAAATTCTCTAAATCTTTCTCCTGCTCCGTGGAAAGTATATCAACCTTAGCCCCGTTGTAGATCGCGCTGGCGACGGCCATCCAGACGGCCTCGCCTTCCGGCATGGTCCAAGCCTCCTCCAGGCTGACGCCGTTGCGGCACAGGTTAGACACGCAGGACAGGGGGAACGGAATGTCCTCGTACTTCTTGCCGTTACCCTTGTCTTCCTTCTTCCAGAACTTGGGGTAGGACAGCGAGACCTTTATGCAGCCGAGGATCGTACCCACGCAGCGCGAGTAGTACTTCTTGCTCATGGCCATACGGGCGATGTAGAGTTTCTCGACGAAGGACAGGGGGCTGGCCATCTCCTCCTTATCGTAGGTCGACAGAATCCGCGCCGCCATGACGACCTGTACGGGGTTGAACTGGTACTTCTCTGGGTCGAGGAACGGAGACTCGATGGCCTCCAGCGCGACCCGGTGGCGAAGGCAGAAAGGACGAAGCGTCCTGCCGCACACCTTGTTCTGGCGGGGCAGGACGGTCGTAGCCTGTAGGTAGCGAGCATCCATCGTGGATGCCGCCCTATTAGGCGATTTCCTGATACTTGACGCCCTTTACAGAGAACTTTCGGAAATCCTTGTTCGTACCCTTGTCCTCAAATGACTTGATGATCCATTGTTCACCTCCGTAGGTGAACTGGGTTCCTAAAGCAGGGAGGGTTCCGGCCACAAGCATGACGCCTTCGATAGTCAATTCCTGAAAGAGGTCGTCCAGGCGGTCGGTGATGACACGGCCTTCTTCGTCAGATACCTCAACGTCGAGTTTAAATGATTCACTCCAAGAGTCAGATTGAACGGTCATGTAACCAACCGTGTCATAGAGTCCATAGAAATGGGCGATGCCGTAATCAATTGCCATAGTCGTATGCGTTTAGCCAAGTGTCAAGGAGACGGGGGCATGACGCCCCAGACGGTGTATTCCAGCACGTTGCCGTAGCGACGCTGGCTCATGCCTTCCTCGTCGTTCTCAATCCACAGGTCGTACAACTGGCCGTCGGTGGAGGGGTTCCAGAGGGCTTTCAGGGCCGGCACGTCGCGCATGGCTCCGATGACCTCCACGACCCTAGCACGGTGGGTGTCCAGCGTCTCGTCGTCGGCGGACGAGTAGATGTAAAGTTTCAGGGTCGCCTTGTAGTTGCCTAGGGTCTGGGAGCCGAGGTCTTCGACGTTGCTGCTGGACTCGGCGTGGGCGATGATGATCGGGATGACCCGGATTTCATCGGTCACGCCCTTATGCACGGCGACGCCTGGGAACAGCGGGGCTAGGTAGCCGGCCACCCTGTTCTCTAGGACGGTGCGGAAACTGAAGAAGGTAGGAGTGGGCATCAGGGTGTATTGGTAAGGGTGAAGCCTTGCAGACGGCTAACGACGTCTAGCAGTTTGCCGTGGTTGCGCGGGGATTGCAAATGCTTGAGGATGGCCACCCGCATGGCAAATGCCCGGTGGTTCATGGCCATCCGCATGAAGTGGTAGCCTTGGCTGTAGTTACGGCCTACGGTCGAGCCGAGCTTGATGGCAGGATCAGAACGACCGAGCCTAGGCTGGTAAATAGATGTTCCGTTGCCTTGGTTCATAATCCAGGCGGAGGTAGGCATCTTCCCGAGTTTAAGGCCGGCGTAGTACCAGCCGGACTTCAGTTTGCCGACGCGCTGCTGAACCCGCTTGATGTAGGACTCGACGGGCTTCCAGTTGTCCACATAGACTTTCTCGGTCTTTGCCGTTTCATAAACCTTGTATGAAGGTTTGCCGCGCCGGCGTTCGTGAATGGTCTTGATGGCGGCTTCGTTAGTACCCATCAAGAAACGGGTCTTCCGTGTGCCTTGTTTGGACTCGATTTGTTTGAAATACTCAAACTCGCCCTGTCCGATGATACGCCCCTTATCGAACATCTTGAAGACGTAATCGGGGTAGTGGGGAGGGGGTAGTTTGATTTTGGCGTTCACCCAGGCGGAGAAGATGCCGAGGTTGCCGGCAGCGGCCACGCCTGCGGCGGGAGCTTGCTCCAACGGGGAGAAAATCTTACGGACGTCACGGCTGACAGAGTTTCGACCTTTATTGCGAGCCTTGTTACCAAATCCACCCTCTCCGCCTTTGCTGATCGACGGCTGGGAGCCGGAGAACGGGGGCGTGAAGTCGCACATATCCTTGGCGAACAAACGCGCCTGCTGCTTCACGATTTCCTCGGAAGACTTACGCATGACCATTGCGTACAGGGCGAGGTGCTTGGCGAACTGCGTGTAGTCCACCTTGACGCCCTTGGCGACTGTGACCACCAAGGCCATTACTGAACCTTGGTCTGGACTTTGACGATGACCCAGGCGGAGGGGGTGCGGTCCGTCACGGTCATAATGCGGAACT